GACTACCCACAAGAGGCTGACCATCAGGCACCGCTCGAGGCGGACACAGACGCCCTCTACCAAAACGTCCTTCAATCGCTTGTCGAAGCTGGTGCCACCGAGGAAACGGTTGACGACCTGTTCCAGGCCGACATCGAGGAGTACACGCAACAGGTTGAAGCGGTCTTGGCCGCGCACACGGTAGGAGGCTGATATGGCGACCCTGACTGTGCCGGAGCAGCACGCGGACATCAACACTGCGGTGGCAGCTGCCTCCAATGGTGACACGATTAGCATCGCTGACGGCACCTACGCTGAGTACATCAGCAACACAAAGCAGCTCATCTACACCGGGCGCACCGGGGACCCAGCCGGGGTCGTTATCACAAACGGTGCAAACACATACACGATGCTGATTGGGACAGGGTCTGTTGTGACTGGTGTCACGGTTAATTATACCGGTGGCGTGGGCGGGGGGCGTTACGCCATTAGAGGTAGCGGAGGCTCCGCTGTCATTACCGTGTCCAACGTGCATATCAACACAAACGCCAGCGGCATCGGGCCAAGCGGGTGGGGCTCGACCATCGATCGGTGCAAGATTGTATGCACCTACAAGGATGTTGGATACGCGACCTATGGGATATACCAAACCGCATCTGGGTCGGGCACGCCAACGTCCATAGGATCGACTCTCGTGCTCGACTTTAACCACGCCCAAATATATGCCGTCAACACGACCGTTGTTAACACCGTCACACACACGAGTTATAAGCGAAACACGTCTCTGCGGGGTATCTACGCAACCCACGTCTACAACGGCATCGCTGCGCTTGACGGCACTGGTGGGCACAGCGGGATCGGTATCGCCAACAACGGGACATCCACCCACTGTGTGTCGTTTGGATGGACATCTGCATCGCAAGGCGATTACAACTACGGGAGCGGCAGCACCAACACCAGCAACCTGGACAGCTCTGACGTGACATCGTCAGGGCAGCCTGTGTTTATCGACGCCGCTAATGACGACTTCCGGGTTGCCGCGGCAGGAGTCGCGTACCACTCAGGCAGCTACACGTTCCAGTCCACGTACAACGCCTTCCTTAACGACCTGGCAGGAACTGCGTTTGACGACCCGCCCTCACGAGGCGCATACGAGCATGTCGCGTCTGGCGGCGGGACAACCACTAACGCCCGGTGTAGGCTCGGGCTCAAACTCGGCATATAGCTCAGGAGAAGCTCATGCAGTTCAATCGCAAAGTTCACGCAAATAGCCCAGCGCTCACGGCGGGTAGTGGGGTGCTTCAGCTCGCCTCCACCGCAGCAGCAGGCGCGTCACTGACGGCTGCCATCGCAACAGCTAACCCAAACGCCAATATCAACGAGGTCAATGGGCTGCTTATCTCGGCCTCGTCAGGCAACCCAATCTACATCCGCACTGCTGCTGGCGGCGCAGACAGCACTGGTATCCTCATCCCCGCTGGCCAGAACCTGTTCCTGCCCATCGCCGAGTGGCCCACGCTTGAGCTTGAGTACCAGTGTGCGTCGGCCGTGTCGGTCCTGGTCTTCCTCGCGCGCATGCCAAGGTTTAACAACACCTGATGGGTGGTCGCAGTAGTCGGCAGAAGGGTAAGCGCGGTGAGCGTGAAGCCGCGCGACTCTTTACCGATCGGGGCTACCAGGCGCGTCGCGGTGACAGCCAGTCGGCTGGAGCTCGTGAGGCAGACGTCGAGGATACTTTTTTTTGGGTGGAAGTAAAACGCGGGAAACGCTGCCCCATCAGGAGGGCAATTGCACAGAGCGAGGGTGACACAGATGGCCGTCCGACCCTCGTCTTCTGGCGGGACGATCGCTCAGATTGGCGAATCGACATGGGTGCTGATACCTTCTTTGCAATACTGGATTCTTGCGGACCCTCCGACTGGGTCCTACCATATAAGCCGGACACGGAGGAACGTGATGGCGAAGAAAGCGAAGACCAAGGCTGATGTTGAGAAAGAGCTGAAAGAGGCACTCAAGGCCCTAAAGGAACTCGAGTCGAGTTCTGGTTCTGCGCCGATTGACCTCTCGTGGCTCCCTGAGAAGTCTCGCAAACAGAGCGCATACTTCCTCGAACGCGCGTGCGACAAGCACAAGTGCGAGCCCGACCGCGTCATCGCCGCAGTCCTCGCCTGGGCTGCGCTCCAGTCGACCCAACGTCACGGTATCCACCGGCTGATGCAGAACATCGAGTTGTCTCTACGATGCAAAATCTAAAACAGCTCCGGTACGACCAGTCTCCTTCTGGTCCCTTCGTCTGGCTCATGGACTCGCTGATGGGTGCAGTCGAGGTGTGCGTGAAGGGAGACCCGTCGCTCACCGAGATTGAGCGGGCCGTTGGTCTTCAGATCACAGCCATCCGAGACACCCAAGAGGCGCTCAAGATGCTCAAGCAGCGCCGCCTAACCAAGCGTGAGAAGGTCGCAATCCCGTTGCTCAAGGCTTACTTGGGTATGATCAGGGGCAATACCCTGGCCAAGACATGGGAGAAGGGCCTCGCAAAGAAGCACAAGGTGCAACACAAGATGGACCGGCTCGGCAAAGATACGACTCGGTTCCTCCAGGCGCTCAACCTGGTCAGCCACCCTAAGACACCTATTACAGCTATCGCTCGAACGGTGGGGAAGTTTAAGAACCATGTCGAAGACCTACATTGATCGCTGCGCCGACCAAGTGCTTGAGCACATGGACACAATCGAGGCGATGCTGAGCATCGGGCACACCCGAACAGCTGCGGCAAAGGCTGTTGGCATGAAGCCAACCGACTTCCACAACGTCGTCCGCGAGGGCAAGTCCAAGCGCGGCAAGTGCCACGATATCCTCATCACGGTCCTGAAGGCCGAGGGCCGAGCTCAAGTGCGACTTGAGACCATCGTCATCCGAGATGCCGAGGTCAACGTCAAGACCGCGCAGTGGCTGCTCGCTAGGCGCTTCCGGCTCAAAGAGCGTCACGAGCCTGAGATCGATATCTTGCGCAAGCTGGACTACAACCGGCTCGACCAGGAAGAGGTCAAGCTCAAGATGCTCGAGGAGAAGCTGCGGCTGCTCCGAGAGAAGAGCGGTGAGAGCATGTCCTCTGACGATTGGCGCGCAATCATGGATGAGGCCAAGCAGGCCAAAGACCGTATCAAGTCTGTCCATTGAGGCAGAAGCAGCGCGAAGAGCTCCAGCGGTGCTCTTGGGACTTCCCCTACTTCTGCGAGAAGTATCTCAAGATCTTAGACAAGCGTAAGAAGCTCGTGCCGTTGGTGCCCAACCCCATCCAGGCGGACTTCGCTGACGTGATGGATAGGCAGCCGTTCACCTACGTGCTTAAGAGTCGTAAGGTCGGCATCTCCACGTTCGTCGCTGCTAAGTTCTTCTGGAAGGCTTTGTTCCGGCCCGGATTCGAGGTCGCGGTTATCGCGCACACTGAGAAAGCTGTGCTCGAGAACATCGCGCCTATCTACCACCGCTTCTACGAGAACCTGCCGAAGTTCCTCCAGGTGCCTCTCAAGCACCAGACGGTCCACAAGCTCCACTTCGCGCACGACAGCCGCATCATTATCGGCACTGCTAACAGCGAAGGTGCCCGTGGTGGTACGCCAGTAGCGTTGCACTGCTCGGAGTTCAGCCGGTACGAGAACCCCGACGACACCATGGCGGCGTTGTTCAACTCGCTGGGTGCAGACCCGGAGGTGGTGCTCGAGACCACAGCCAACGGCATGAACTTCGCCTACACCATGTGGATTGACGACGAGCTCGAATACCACAGGGTGTTCTATCCATGGACTGAAGACCCGGACTGCGCGTCACCGAAGCACAAGTACAACACGCCTGATGAGATACAAGACCTCGTCGATGAGTTTGAACTCACCGATGAGCAGCGCAACTGGTTCACCGAGACCTACAGGCTCAAGTGCAACTCGAAGATGAGGATCCTCCAGCAGGAGTACCCCATCATTGCTGACCATGCGTTTGTGTCTTCAGGTGGTCGCTTCTTCCATGCGTCATACCCAGGTGTTGAGCCTGAGGCTGGGTACATCAAGCACGCAGAGCCACAGAAGTGGCACACGTATGTGATGGGTGTGGACACTGCTAGTGGGGCCGATAAGGGAGACTACTCGGCGTTCTGCGTCATCGACGTTACCGATGCAAAGAAGATGAAGACGGTGGCTACGTTCTACGAGCGCATCATGCCCCGCGCCTTTGGCAAGCGAGTCTTGGCGGAAGCTCTGAAGTGGAAAGCCTTGGTGGTGCCAGAGGCCAACAGCTACGGCCTGACCATCATCGAAGAGCTTAGGCTCAAGAACTATCCGTACATCTATCACAAGCTCGACCAGAAGGACGGCGAGAACACGTGGACCAAGAAGTACGGCTTCTGGACTGACCGCGCGTCACGCCCTCTGATGCTGTCTAAACTGTATGAAGCACTCTATGAAGGGGTCTTCGACGGCTGCGATCCTAGGTTTCAGGGCGAGGCCAATCACTTCACGTACTCAGCCAAGGGTAAGCCTGAAGCTCAGAGCGGGCATCATGACGACATGGTCATTGCCACGGCGCTCGCGGTTTACGGCTCACACCAAGCGTCGATTGTGCGCGAAGACCGCATGAACGAGAAGCCTGAGAATATACGCGAGAGCTTGCAGTTCGAGCATAGGACAGGCAGAAACTATTCAGATGACTTCGATGACTGGTACGGTGATGACGTCAACAAGTCGTACCCTCTAACCATAGAGGGGTCTTACTAGCCTGGCAGGGCGTTAAACATGCGAGGTAGATAATGGGTATCCTAAGCGAAGATCGTTTCAATGAGATGGTAAGCCGACTCGAGGGCAACGAGCCCGCTGAGGAGGCTGTCGAAGCTCCAGAGGTATCCGCAGATTCGTCCGAGCCCTCCGAGGACGTTAAAGAGGTGGAGAGCGATTCGTCTTCAGACACCGAGGACGTTAAAGAA